CTTATACATTCCATTTGCAGTTCCAGATGGACACTTACGTTGCCTTGGCGCTGCTGAGAATTCTCAAATGGGCTCAAGAAAGGCATGTTCCCGCCGAGCTTACGCCAATCTTGATGAACACTGTTACAAAGTGGCGCAATGATACTGGACCTCCCAGACATTGTACAAGAAGTCCTGCTATACGTGGATCTCAGGGACGCGCTGAGCTTGCTTCTGTTGTGTAAAGGACAAGACGTCAACTTACAAAGCGTTTTCCGACGTTTAACATGGCATCCCCACGGATGGATTAAACCTTACTATCCTGAATATATACCCATTTACAACCTGCCTTTAAGTGTCAGAAGGGATGTGTACGAACGTAAAGATGGCGGAGCACATTTTAGGGATCCGGCTAAGGTTTGGTGGAATATAACTTTTGGAGAGGAGAGGTTTATGATGGGAGCCACATTATTTAATGAGACCACTGGTTCCATTCACAGATTTTACGCTCCCTTCATACGACCTTAGTCATTCTGAATCCACCCGTCCGATCAAGGCGATAGCGCCGTCTGTAACAACCCATTAACTGCTCTGGATCATCACATTCAATAAACCCGTGTTTGGCCCAGTAAGCCAAAGCACCCTCTAAAGCATACAAACGGATTACTTTTTTCTTTAACGTTTTAGCCTTTTTGTAGAAGGCCTTCAGCAGTGTGGAGCCTGCTCCTTTAAGACCTGAACACATTAGGTTCAGGTAAAGCTCCTTGCGTCTGCAGACTGGTCTTGGGCGCCCATCAAGTTCGGTAACGTGCTTATGGTCGTAAACAAGCATGAATGCCACCACCTCTTGAGGTAAATTAGACCGTCGGACAGGTCGAAGAGCCACGCCGATCAGGAATGATTTTGGAAGCTCCTCAGACGTCCATTTATACGGAATTTGACCTTGACACAGCTTGTTAAATTTTCTGCGATTTAGAATCTGCTTGCGGTAGGCTCTTGGAAGGGTACGCTGTTTGTAAAATCTGCAAGTAACCATTGGGGACCAGAAAGCTTTTTAAAATGTAAAGAACAAAACTACGCATATGCCATTCGTTTCCAAGGCACAAATGCGCGCTTGTTGGGCGCGTAAGGACCCAAAACGGGACTGCCACAAAATGTATCACAAGACCAAACAACCTTATAAAAAGTGGCCCGAACGTAAGGTCTATATTGGCCCACGAGGCGGTCAATATGTTAAAGTAAAGGGTCGTAAGGTTTATCTGAATTGAATGTAGCTGTTGTAATGACAAAAACGCCCAGCAAATTGAGTCCCTGGAAAGCAAATTTTGTCAAAGCATTCTCCGCCAAACTCCAGCAGGTCCAACCGCCCCATCGCCTCCAAAGAAGCGCAAGAGACGCGAACAATCTAGGCCCCCTAAAAGAAACAAAAAGCAAAGACTCGAGCAATGGCACGCGCATCTCCGAAAACTCGGTATAATGCCTCAAATTCAATAAAACATATATTCATTAGTTAGACCATCCGCTTCGACAAAGAGGACAATTCGCATTTGGTGATACTTGTAACCAATTGTAAATGCAGGTTTCGTGAAAAATGTTAGAGCACTGGGTACAACCAGTATATTCTTCGTCAACAGTTTCTGCAAACTTTTCACAGCATATTGAGCACTCTTCGTCGTCCTCAGGCTCTTTACGATGGTGGCTTGATGGTGCAACTTTAATTTCTGCTGGTGCTTCGTATTCACCCAACCACTCACGACTCTGAAAAATTGTGTAAGCTGCTAGTTCCGCCAAGTGGAACACGCGAATTGCAAGGAAAATCAGGTGTTTACAAAAAGCTCCCCTAGTCCTATTATCTGGGCAACTACATTTGAGTTCATGAGGCTTAACAGTGTAAATAAAACTAGATGCCCCCATCACTCTAAACGTTTGCCCCTCTTCATTCCCTTCTCCTCTAGACACTAAGTAAATTCGTTGAGAAAGTGCGCGGTGCAAACGACTCTCAAAATGATAATAAGACGACATTGAATTCTTTTTATTTACAGTTTAGATTTATAGCAGATTCGGGAATACTCCTCCAAAGCGCGGCGAGTACCAGTTGAACGTCCGGGACGACTGAGGCGAGAATTGTAGCGCACACGTTCTTCCGCGGGTTCCAGGTAAATCTTAAGGTAAAGGGCATATCTATTTTCCTCAGGGTGGAGCCACGCTTCCTCCAGGAACTTCAAGTACAAGTCCATTGCTACCACTTCATCGCCACGAACAGACCACATTTTGAAAGGAGTCCGGAGAGAGCTTAACATCTTGACAGTTTTTGGAAATTTGGAAAGTGCGCGGGGCTCTGTGCCTCAATTAGACTTTTCAAGCGCGCGTAAAAGCCACATTTGCGATTCTTCGGGATTCTTTTCAATTCCCCATCCAACTTCAAGGATTTCAGCCATTTTGTGCATTGCTTCTTTGACACCAGCTTCCGCTGCTTCGCGTATCCAATGCGGACCCGCTTGGTATGCGCCTTGGGCAACTCCGATCATTAGGGCATTACCGTACTTTAGTTTTGCTTGCGGACGGCGGTTTACGGGTTGGTACTGCATGTCAACAATGTCCCACTGGAGCCATTGGAGGCTAGTGTCATTCGCGCAACGTTCGTAAAGGGATCCAGCATCCCGGTACTTTTGGACATCCATGTACTGTTGAGCCTTTAGCATCAATGCGTCTCCAATATTTAGGGCGTTGTCCAAAAGATCCAGGTTGATTGGTGGAGTCCTTGCCATCATGTACGCCGCCACTGGGTCTTCATTGTTAACCCAATAGTTGTGCCCACCCCCACCGCTAAGAAAAACCTGAATTCCTCTGATCGTTTGAGCTCTTGGTGTCTTCGAATCTTGGCAGAGTTTGAGTGCTTCCTCGAGGGGTAATTGCAAGGCTAAGTAGTCTCTGGCATCCCCAGATCCTTGCCCCACTGCAGTCCTCAAAAGTTTGGCATCCCCCGTAGCCTTGGCGAGCAGGTATGTTGCGTCAGCATCACCGTAATGTTGCGAGGCTTGTCGGAGGTAGGCAAGTGCTAGAGTTTGATTTTCTTGCAAGTAGCTTTTCCCTAGCAAACTGTAAGCAGGCGCGCACCCTTTATTTGCCGCAAAGTCCAACAATTTTCTTGCGTGTTCCACCTTCCTGTCATGCAGGTACAGCCTCCCAAGTGCTAAGTGACAACCGACGTGTCCGTGGGCAATACCAGCAAAAAAGTAACGTTCTTCACCCGTTAATTGCCCGTACTCATAAGACGCATCTGGATGCGCCTCTGGATGGTTTGCTGCAATCTGCAGCCACTTTTCAGTCACTCGGAGACTTCGAGACTTCCACCAACATGCCCATCGGTAGCCTGCTTCGGGGTGTCCCAACATTGCGGCTTCCTGTAGGTGTCCCGGATTTTTGGTGTCTTGGTAAGACTGGAAAAACTCAGAACCATCGTCGTGCTTTTTTTCGGGGGGTATACGACCCCCAGCCTGCAAAGACAAATAATGAAGCTTTCGGGGTGTACCAAAACCTGATGCCAGGTGACACTCCATGACGTCTTCCATCGGCTGAACTTTAAGTTCTTGGGCTTTATCGGCTTCTTCTTGAGTCCCTTGCATTTTACATTGTTGTCCAGTACATCCGGGACACCAAAACACCAGTTCGTTGGTCACGAAAAAGCGGCTAAGCATGTGAGGTTCCAGCACTTGTTGAGTCTTTTCAGGGGTGAAGGTCACATGGATTTCGAATGTTCGGTCAATCCTTCTTAAGCATTTGTGATGTTGACGTTGAACTGCCAGTTGTCGCATCAGCTCTTCTTGCATCTCTTCATAATCCTCGTCTTCCTCAATACCCGGTAATTCCCGGCAAATCCGGTCAATTTCCCCAGCCACATGCTCAACGTCTCTTTCCCGCGCATTTTTTTCATTTTCCATATTTAACACCTGTTCTCTTGCTAGCTCTCGACCCTTCTCCATGTTTGTGTATTCAACCCGTAACTTACCATCCTCTGTGACATTGAATAGTGCAGAGTACTTAGAATTCCACAGTGTACTTCGTTGACTGTTTGTGAACATGACCAAATTTCGCCCATGATCTGTGTGTAGTACACCCAACATTATTTTTTGTGTTGTGTTTAGGAAAATGCCGCGAAAGACGAAAGGAACCAACAAGCGATCCAAGGGACAGGCCAAGGGACGTGCTGCTGTCAAACGGGTGCGCAAATCTGGGCGTTCTGTCCAACTCTCCCAATCGGTGCGAAGTGGAACGATTGTCAAGGTCGCGCAGGAGGAATCTAAGACGAAGCGGCACATCCACGAGAAGACGCGCCGCAATATTCACCGCGAGATTGTGGAGGAAAAAGATGGGCGAAAGAGGATCAAAGAGCACGAGGTTACGGAAGAAGTCAAGCACACCTACGAGGAGGAAATTAAACGGCGCATTGAACGGTCCGCTGAAACCTACGTGACCAGGCTTTCAACAGCCATTATGCAAGAGTACAGCTCCCAATTGTCCGAACGGATGTTTGAATGGGATGTGGATTCTCGACGGCGCGCCATGTCAACCCTACCAGACGAAGGTCTCTACCGGCACCTGGGGCTACCTCTGGAACAAGCATTGGCCTTGCAATGCGAGGAATGGGAAAAGGTCAGAGACGCTTTGTCTACGGTTGATGTCGAGGAAAAGGGTAAAGTCGCCACTAATCTCAATATTCACTTGGGCTCCTACTTCAAAACGTATTCTAAGTACGTCAGTGAATCCAAAAAAGAGCACGAGGTGGAAAAAAAGGCTACTGCTGAGATGTCAACAGGCAATTTTCCACCCGAGGTCATGAAGTTTATGGACGTTGATCGGTACAGTGATGAGTACATCATGACAACTTACAAAGTGTACTACGACAACTTAGCGGAGGGCGTCTTTATGAACTTGCAGGGACACGGTTACCGCATCAATCAGCAAACACGCACCGCTTTCATGAAGGCCATGGGTGGTCTTCCTTCTCCCGAGGAAATTCTTCAAGCGCGGAAGTTCAAAGACTGCCACGACTACAAGGATACTGGAGAACACGGTGGGTATACGCTTAAGGAGCTGCAAAAGCTGTACCCAGAGTATGAACCGTGTCTCCCTGATCGCGTCCGCTTTGTGGAGCGCTTCAATCAAGGTGACTTTGGTCTTCTAAAATCACTCTACCTGAGCATTTATGTGAGGTACCACGTCGTAAACGGTTCTCTGGAGAACCTACGCTGCCTGGAGTTCAAGGCCCTCGACAATGTCACTGACCCTGGAGATGGTGGTCAAGAGTGGGTTCAGGTATTTGACATGCAACCTCGCGAATGGACGGAATCTAACCCGTGTGGAGATTTTTTCAACATGCCGTCACATTGGTCCCACCAACATGTCACTGTTGCTGGACAACGCTTGACGTTCGAAACACCGGTTTGGTTTCTCAAGAAAATTTTCCCTGACAACTCTGCAGTAGCTATCGACCTGGAAAGAGCCGCTTCGGATTATGTGAAACAGTCTCTCTTCACCGACAATCGCTATGCACCCGTTCTACGTCTCACTTCCGATGTTACAATCCCAGCCCACCTGAAATACCATGAGGAGTTCAAGTGGGCTATCGAAGTTGACGAAAACTGGATTGCAAGAAATCCAGTGAGTGCAGAACAAGCTGAGCGACAACGCCAAAGACTTATCAATAGTACTGAATATTAAAGATTTATTTAAAATTTCCATGTAAACAATGATGTTGTAGCTGATCCAAAGAGCTCTTATAACGCGCTCTTGACACTTGAGGGTTAGTACTAAATGCAGATAATGTGGCGCCCGTTTGGGCGGTAGAAAAACAATTCATGATAGATTGGTTGCGTGAGACCGTGGGACCCCCTGTAGATCCAGGTTGTCCGCCAGACCAAGTAGTGTGAGGAATCCCGGATTTTATTCGACCTCCCTTTGTATAGAAAAGGCTATTCATACCTTGGGGCCCGTAACTCATTTATTTTTTACGTACGGTTAACATAATCACACAAAAAATAAACGAACTGTCAATAATATTTATTCATTATCTTCTTCATCACTGTCAGATTCATCCATAAAGCACTGAATCTCTTCACTAACAAAGGTGTCATCGTCGGGCTCCACTGAGAGGTTGACAGAAGCCACGAAGCTTTTGCCATCTCCGCAGCTCGCAATGCACAACATAGGCTTGCCTTCTGCAAAGCGGTAGACGATTTGCTTGCGAGGGCAATTCTTAATGAAGTGGTGCAAAGACTTAACTTCGTAGAGGTAGCTGATAGACTTCTTGACCTCTGAACGTAGCACTTGGTTGGGGTGGTATTCTCCAAAATCATTGATCTCGTGGTTGCGGATCACCATGGTTTTACCAGACTCCTCTTCCATTTCCTGGTCGGTGGAACTGACGAAGTAATTCTCCAGCTTAGCATTCGTTTGCTCCCCTGCCTTCGTAACAAAGTACATAATGTTGGGGTTTTCCCGATGCTCCATGATCATGAAACGAATGTAGACACTGGGCAAGTTTTTTGCGTTTTCGATAACCGTACCCAGATCTTGGATGTGAATCGTGCGATCGTACTCAGCCACTTGAATGTCAAAGTTCTTGTGCTCCGTAACTACGGTTGGAATGGACGAAACCTGAGAGCGACGAGTGTCAATGGAGGTAGAAACCACGTTGACATCGGCTGAGCCCCGCTTCATGCTAATAATCATTGAGGAAGCCGCATTGATGCTGCGTACGATCTTCAGAAACTTGGAGACCTCCACAGTAAACTGAAGCGACTCCAGGTCAGCCTTGGGAGATACGTACACATCATCCGCTTGATGGCGCGCAATAATGAGCTTGCGTTGGCTAGAATGCAATACTTGCCATGAAAGACCAGAAAAGCCGCTATTGTCTTGGTCCGGCAAGATGTTTGATTTTTCGCGGTTATCATCCTTGAGTTCAGAAGAACGCACGTAAAAAACCACAGTCTCAAACTCTCCATCCAAGGGTGCAAGAATAGAAATAAAGCTACCAGGGTTGGTAAACTCCACGCTGAAGAGGCGCTTGCGCAAGTAGTGAGGTTTACGGGGCTTGTTGCGCTTCTTGCGTTTCTTCTTCTTCTTCTCAGGCTCCGTGGGCTCCGCGGGCTTCGCATTGGCCTCCATAGGTTCGGGCTCCTTTCTGCGCTTCTTGGTCTTGGTGGGCTCAGCCTCCTTTCTGCGCTTCTTGGTCTTCGCGGGTTCCTTGGTCTTCGCGGATTCCTTGGTCTTCGCGGATTCTTTGGTCTTCGCGGATTCCTTGGTCTTCGCGGATTCCTTAGTCTTCGCGGATTCCTTGGTCTTCGCGGATTCCTTGGTCTTCGCGGATTCCTTAGTCTTCGCGGATTCCTTGGTCTTCGCGGGTTCCTTGGTCTTCGCGGATTCCTTGGTCTTCGCGGGTTCCTTGGTCTTCGCAGGTTCCTTGGCGGGTTCCAAAATCTTTCCAATTTTGGACTCTTGTGTGGGTGAAGAAGCAGGTGCAGACGCAGGTTCCATTATCTTTTCCTAAACACACCAACAGCACAAAGAAGAATTATGCCAGAAGCAACCGCAAACACCAAAACCGCATCCGCATCCACATCCGCATCCGCATCATCCATATTCATTAACGATGAAGAGTGCTACTTAAATCGCGATCTAAAAATTGTGCCGCGAGTGACCAACTGTTCAAGCTATGTGCGGCACAAATTGGGTCAAAATGTGGAACATCATCCGAGATTGTCTCATCCCTGCCTAGAAGGTCCGAATTGGCCGGAGCGGCCACCGGAAGGATATGCTTGTTGGCATTGCGTGCACACCTTCGAGACTACGCCGATCCCGGTGGTTAACGATTATTATCAAGATCTTGACCTCTATTCAGTCTATGGAATCTTTTGTTCAGCCAACTGTGCCAAGGCCTACTTGATTGAACGCGAACCTTACTTGACAAGCCGGCGCATGTTGTACTTTCACCACATGCTTAGGAATGTCTTCGGAATTCACAGCGCGGTCAAACCAGCCCCACCAACCATCCGACTGCGTATGTTTGGAGGAACTCTCACCATTCAGCAGTTTCGCGCCAATTTCCACATGGTCAGGGTACGGATTGTCAAACCTCCGTTTGTGTCCACACACATGTGTGTGGAAGAAGTGGCACCACCGACGTCGTCTCAACACGATCTCTTGGATGACCTACAGGCAAGGGGATCCAAAAGCATGTTTTCTCAGTTTGTTCAGTCCGCTGCGTGCAAACCCGCGGAACCCCAAAAGTTCACCCGAAAACGCAAAGCCCGATCCAAAAGACCCACTCCGTCATCCTCTTCTTCCTCATCCTCATCCTCTTCGGACCCAAGAACCAAAATGAAGACATCAGTTGGACTTGGATCTATACTCACGTTTCGCAAATCCTCTTCTTAAAAAATAAATGGCTACAACACTTCCGCAAAAACAAAAATATATTATAACCTTTATTGTGTGGTCAGTAATAGTCCTAGGACTTATGATTTGGTTTCAGACCTATATTAACCAGGATGATGACAGTACCGAGATAAGACAACGAGGCGAGTTCTGGATTGGTTCCACAGGCGTCTGGGGCCTCCTATGGCTCGCCGCACTTACTTTAATTTCGTACTACGCCGTGCGACTCATGCATCACTATTTCGACAAAATTAGCAGGGATACTAGCAACTTTTACAATCTCACGCTAGTCCACCTTCGAGAAATCGCACAGGGCCTAGGCAGCGTGGACACTCTTTCCAATTCTTTGCAAAGTATAAGTTCTGGTTTTATTAAAGCACTAAGCGCTCAAAGCCCGCAAGGACCGTCAGGATGAAGATCAAAAATCTTGGCAGCACCATGAGAAAAGTGGCGCAACTTAGCCCCACCAAACTATCTAACGTACCCTTCTTCACTCGTGGACGCAAAAGCGACGAAGTCAACGATTACTTTCGAGTCTTGAAAGACGCAACGCCTTACCTCGCACTCCAACTATGGCCCGTCATTTTCGCCACTTTCAATATCCTGCGCGTCCAGCAATTCAACGTCGACGAAGAATTTTCCGCACTCCAAGAACGACTTAATAAATTTTGGAACTCTGATTAAGCTAGCTTAGGCCAGAGCAGCGTAAGAAGCAATGGGAGCAGCTCCTGCAGCTTGCATTGCACATGCGTTTGCTTGCATACCAGCCATGTAGTATGATCCGGGACTAGCCTTAGCGAAGTTCATGTTCCCACCACTGCAAGACACACCCAAGGCAGGGTTAAATGGACCAGTCGTACACGTGCCCCCAGGGCAGCTGGAACATCCAGCATTACCACCAGCATAGCCCCAAGCAACACCGGCACCCATCATGGCTTTGGGACCACAATTGCAGTTCCAGCCCTTGCCAGAGTTGGGATAGGAGTTGGTGTTGTTGTTCAGAGCGTTAGGAATACCATTTTGGTTTTGGTTCTGGTTAAATTGGTTGGGAATTCCATTTTGATTCTGGTTTTGGTTAAATTGGTTGGGAATTCCATTTTGGTTTTGGTTCTGGTTTTGGTTAAATTGGTTGGGAATTCCATTTTGGTTCTGGTTTTGGTTAAATTGGTTGGGAATTCCATTTTGGTTCTGGTTCACCCATTGCTGGTTCTGGTTTTGGTTAAATTGGTTGGGAATTCCATTTTGGTTCTGGTTCACCCATTGTTGGTTCTGGTTTTGGTTAAATTGGTTGGGAATTCCATTTTGGTTCTGGTTCACCCATTGCTGGTTCTCGTTTTGGTTAAATTGGTTGGGAATTCCATTTTGATTCTGGTTCACCCATTGCTGGTTCTGGTTTTGGTTAAATTGGTTGGGAATTCCATTTTGATTCTGGTTCACCCATTGCTGGTTCTGGTTGTTTGACTGGTCAGCATTTGGCAAAAATCCATTGTTGATTTGGTCAACCACATTGTTGAAACCGTTTAGCTGGTTGACTTGATTTCCGAATTGATCAACAAATTGGTTAACTTGGTTCCCGAATTGATTCATCTGCCCATTCATCTGGTTTTGGTAATTATTCATCTGCCCATTCATCTGGTTCGGGTAACCTTGATTTTGATTTCCTCGGTTTCCTTGCTGCTGTTGACGAGCCCTTCGAGCCCTGTGAGCCTTGCTAGCCTTACGCGCTTGACGGAGGCTGGCCATTTTTCGAGAGGCGGCTTTCTTGGCATGGGCCTTCATTGCACTTGCACGAGATCGATTGCATCCAGGCATGTTAGTTTGTAGTTTTAATTTTACAGAACACAAAAAAAATTCATGATTTTCGCTTTTTGAAATTTGCGTAGATGAGGATCCCTGCACCGACCAGTAGCGCAAGGGTTCCAATAATGATGAATGTGAGGACAGCTGGATTTTGCGCCAAAGTTCCGCCCTGGCATGGGGGTACTGTTACATCAAGGGGCGCGAGTGAGGTCGCGGAGCCTGTGGAGCCTAGTGAAAGAGCTTGAAGCTGTAGTTGGGATTGGGTAACTGACTGGTTGCTCGATTCAGCGTAAGGATCACTAAGAGGAGAAGGAACATTGTTGGCTCGAGGATACTCCATAGAAAGAGCAAGCTTATCCTTGTCTGACAAATTCTGGTTCCCCAACAAAGCCTCACCAGTCTTAACCCACGTTGCTGGATAAAAATAATGAGCTATACTCTTAGGATCATAAGCAGTCCCACGCACTTGCGAAACTGAATAGGTCTCAAACATATTGGCCTCTATGGTCTCGGCATCCCAGAAATTTGGGCCCCCCGACAAATCTTTTATAATCACATCCATATTCCAGATTTCTGGCAAGGGGTTATCAATCGGGTTCTGGTGTTCATGAATCCAGCCTCCCAATCCGTGTCCAAACTCGTGTAGAACGACTCCATAGCAACACCCTCTGTTTTTAGACTCTTCAACTTCCCCTGGTAGATCTAGCCAACCCAAATTGAGTGTTGCTTCGGCCTGGTCGGTCACATCAAGCGCATCTGTACCCAAATAGCTCCATGCGCCATTTGAAGGATCAAAAGTTACTCTTATCTGAGCGTCTCCTGTATACTCTTCGTCTTGCCACTCTAATTTAAGGTTGATCAAAGGCGCAAAGTTTTCATCGACCACACGTCTAACCAATTTTTTTTGATCCTCAGTCCCTTCCAAAAACTTTATAACAATTGTTTGCCCTTGTTTCCATTCTTTTCCTTTTAACCAAGCGGCCTGGAGAACTTGTCTTACAGGTTCTTCAAACCCGCCGTCAGCCTGGACTAAAGGTAGTTCGCTGGAAGGTACGATATCTTTACAGAAATGGCCTGATGGCGGTGCTTGTGCCATTACCTTTTATTTCAAGTGCGGAATATTTCGCGCGGGGTTCCCCTGTACGTCCGCTTCAACCCCCATTATTACACAAAGGAAGGTGTTCTTTACGACCAGCCTTTACCTGATGCCCACGCCAAACTTTTGAAGATTATCCGTGATTTGCAGCCTTCCGACTTGAATCCTGGGCTTAACTTGATCTACGTGAACTATGACCAGGTCGCCCCTGAAGGCGGCGAAGAGCCCTGGAGGCGCCTGAGGATTTTCCAGACTGACAACCCGCATGCGCATCATTTGCGCGGATATGTTCTAGGAGTGTACTAAAATGTTCTAAATAAACATGGTTATCGTTAACTAAAAAAGTTGTTGTAATTTGTGTGGCGATAAATGGCAAATGAAGTAAAGCGGCGCCAATGCATGTTTTTATTGGAAATGTAAAAAACGAATAAAAAATGTCCAAAATCTACATTGTGGGGACGGGACGGACTGGAACGCATTGGTTGGCCCAATCTTTAGTTAAAAGCGGGCTCAGTTGTTCCTTTGAAAAACACATGAAGCTGGCCACACAGCTACATTCAATTCCGGAATTTAATTTCACACATTTTCCGGAACTCCCGGAATTTACGCGCCGCGCGCTTCCGGGAAATTCCGGATGTTCGAATAAATGTTCCAAAATTCTGGAACGT